CCTATCCTCCTCGCGCCACTTCCACACCGCATCACGAGCCTCTTCGCCGCCGATGTCGATGAGTTGCGCGGCGAGCTTGGCCTGCTGCTGCTCGCGAGGTGTCACTAGCCCGAGCCATCCTCGGATGAACTTCCCGAGGCCAAGGTGCCAGATGATGAACACGATGCACGCAACCGTGCCGAAGATCATGCCGTATGTGAGCAGCGAGGCCCACCACGGCGTGATGTTGGCCGTGTTCGTGAGATAGACCTGCACCGCGTCCACGAGTCCCATGATCTCCTCCTGCTCTTGGATTCCGCCCTCGGCCTGCGTTCGGATCGTCGGGATCGACGGGTCGGGCTTCCCGGTCTCGGTGTGGATCACCTCGAAGCGTCGGCCGCTCGAGCGAGCGAGTGTGCCGATCTCGTTGCTGCTCGAGGCGATGCGCTCTGTCGCCGTCGAGCAGCCGGCGAGCAGCACGAGCAGAGCGGCTAGTTGCCTCATGGTTCACTCCACACGATGGACTCGATCGCGTCGCAGCAGATAGTCCGACTCGACTCCGAGCCATCCCAGACAACTGATTCTATTTGAGCGCGCAGCGTGTGATATTGATCTCGACGAGCCGTGATCGCATCGATGACTGGCTGCGCGGGGATGATTCCGAGCGCGGCGTTTCGCTGCGTGTGCTCCGGGGCCACCTCGAGGATGCTGGCGGTGCAGGCGGATCGCAGGCGATCGAGATGTTCCGATCGAACGATCTCAAAGATCCGATCGTCCTCGATCGTAACTGTCCCGTCTGTATGGTGGAGATACGTCTTCGGCATAGTCAGTTAGCAGAGATAAGCGCCACGAGCTGGCTCGCGCTTCCATCGTTGTAGGTGAATGTGGTCGGCGCTGGGTCGGCGAGATCGTGAGAACCGATCGCTGAATACAAGCCGAGGATGCAGTCGTTTGCCGCCGAATCGAACACGCCGAGCGGGTTGCTTGCTCGAGATGAGATTCGGCCCATCGATCCCGTAGCGGTCGAGTAGATGACGGCGACCCAGTAGAGGCCAGGTTGCAGCGTGACCAGTGGCGTGCCCGTGACCGCGTTGTAGCCATAGCCGCCGCCCGTGGCGATCGCCGCGCTGCCGTAAAGGCGCGTACTCGGCCTGCCGTCCGTGCCGTCCGGTTTGTAGATGGCGTATTTGACGTTCCCGCCGATCGTGCCGAACGTCTGACTAGCGATCGTCTTGATGCCGACCTCGTGCGGAATATAGAAGAGGTTGTAGTACGCACGATTCGCTACAGGAGTCGCGCCAGCGCCGCAAGCGAGAGCATTCAATGGCATCGAATAGATGCGCGCATTGCTCCCGCTGCTGGCATCTGTGCCGTCTGCCGGAAGTCGTGGACAGAAGAATGATTTGTCCACCCACTTGTTCGCCGTGCTGGTGTTCGATTGCAGCACATAGCCGGCGGTCGGACTGTCGGGGTTGCGGATCCAGCGGAAAACCGTCGAGGCGCTCGCATCCTCGGAGTAGATCACGCCGTCGGTCGTGTTGATCGCCAACTCCCCCGAGACAAGTTCGCTCGTGGTCGGAACTTCGCCGGCATCTGCGCTGCGCTTATGTCGAATGATGTCAGCCATCAGGTAGCCCCGTACTCGCCGCCGTCAAGTTCCTGCACGAGCCCGGACGGGCACGATCCGAAGATACGGTTGGGCGCGACGAACTCGTAGGAGAGCGTCCCATCGTTCGCTCTTCGCATGATCATCTCGACGTATGTCCCGGTCGGGACGGGCCCGATGTAGAAGCCGTCGGCATCGTCAAGCTCGAGCGAGGTCACGGCGAAGCCGTACGCCGTCGTGCTCGTGTTCGCGAGTTCGAGAATGTTCACGGCCCACGCCGTGCCGGCGGCCGATCCGCTTCGGCCGTTCGTCACCGCCGAGACTCCCGTGCCAGTGTTGTCCGTGCGCCGCTTCTCCGTCCACGAATACTTCCACCGAGCCGTGCCGGCCGTGATGATCGTCGAGCCGTCGATCACCGCCCAGAAGCGATAGGTGCGCGGCTCCTCGCCTCGAGCGTCGCCAGTCTTGGCAGCCTCGACGGTCTCGTAGAGTTCCCGCCATGTCTCCGGCGTGAGCGCACCTAGACCTCGTGTGATGCTCGGCTTCATGGATCAGTATCCCGGCAGCGTCGAGAAGTTGCCCGTGCCCGGGAAGGGCTGCTTCCAGTAGACCGGGTACGCCTTATTCGCGTAGCCGCCCGTACCACGCTTCGTCTCGCGGTCTGCGTCGCGATCGGGGACCTGGCGCAAGTGCGCCCACTCGTCCCAGGTGAAGACATAGGTGACATCGTAGAGATCGGGACCGACGCGACTCTGCCGGAAGCCGTGGAAGAGCACATAGCCCTCCGCCGCGCCGAGGAAGGTCGCGCTGTTGCGCTTGCCGATGAGACCGAGGATCGTGGTCTTGTTGATCGAGGCTGACGCTAGGCGCACCGTGAAGGTCATCTCCTGCTTGCGTCGCATCGTGCTCACGGGCTCGCCGTTCGCGTCGATGGCCGTTCCGGCGATGTCGGTCTCGGCCGGAGTGTTCAGGTTCGACGCGATCGTCGCACCAGAGCGCCACGCATCGACGAACTCGACCACGACGCTCGCCTCGTGCTTCGAGTAGGAGGCCGATGGATCGGAGCCGCCGCTGCTCGTGGTCGTGCTCGATGACTCGACGGCGTTTGAGTAGAAGGCCGTCGCCTCCCAGGTCGCGCCGCCCGATCCGTCGATCGGCGAATAGTTCAGCGAGCGCAGCGTCGCGTTCGGCACATTGGTCGATCCGCTGTACGCCGATCCGAGCGTGTAGGAGCCCAACTGCGATACGCACCCGGACGCATCCTGCGGCGAGACGGCCGTGATGACGAGCCGCACGGTCGCCGTGCTCGAGTCGGTCTGTCGATTCTCTTCTACGCTCTGGGTGATTACGGCCATCGCGGGATCCTCAATACGGTGCTTGCTGCTGGGCTTGCGCCTTCGCGATCTGGTCGTTCAGCTTGCGGAGTTCGGCGGTCTGGTTCTTCGTCTCGTCGGCGATGCGCTTCTGAATATCGACGGCATCGGTGAGACCTGGGATCTTGAACTGGCCGATCGCAGTATCGAGCGTCTCGGTAGCCTGCATCCGCTTTTGCTCGTCCTCCATCGCTTTCGATCTCGCTGCGTCTGCGGCCTGCTGAATCGATTGCTCGAGTTGAGCACGATCCTCGGTGATCTTCTTCAGATCCTCTTGGGCCTTCCGACGGCCCTCGCTGGCATCGGTCAGACGATCGATCTCTCGCCTCTGCTCCATCAGGTAATCGATCATCTCCTGCTCAATACCGGCGCTCGCTAGACGACGCTCGTAGAGACGATCCTGAAGAGCCGCCTCGCCCTCTCGGAGTCGGAAGAGTTCATCCTCGATCGTTTGCTCTTCGACCATGAAGGCATTCATCGCGGAGACGCGATCGAGCCTACGCTGCTCTATGGCTTCTTGCTCGGCCTTCTTCGCGGCGATCTTGTCCTCGAGCTCGAACGATTGCTCGAGGAGGCTCAACTGGTCAGCCGTCGCGTCTGCGTTCAGTCGCGCCTTGTTCGCCGCTTCCTCGAGCGACTGCACTTCTTTCTGCTTCGCCTCGATGATCTGGCGCACCTTGTCGGCGCGATCTTCGTCGCCATCCGCGAGCGCGTCGTTGTACGCCTCCTGCGTCCGAACGAGATCCGCCGACGCTGCGGCGTACTTCTTCTGCAACTGGTCGCGCTGCTGCTCGGCCGCGATGATGGCGTTCGATGCTTGGAGTTGCTGAAACAGCCGCTCGGCTTGCTTCGTTGCCGCCTCCTCTTGGCCTTCCGGTGCTGCGAGAAACGCCTGCTGCCCAGCGACCTTTTCGCCCATCGCGGCAACTCCGGCACGCGACTTCTCCAAAGCCTGCGCCATCTCTGCGATTGCTTTGGCTGCTGCGTCTGCCCGGTCCTTGACCATCGACAGCGTGCGCTCGAATGCGGCCTCGGCTGCTGCTGCATCGTCTGCCGCCGCCTTATAGAACGCGATGCCGATCGCTGCTATGGCTGCGACCGCGAGCCCGATCGGGCCGATGGTCGAGTAGATCGCCGTCCCGATCGCTCGAGCCGCCGATACCGCCCGACTGGCCGCCCCGCTAATCGCCGATCCGAAGGTAGTCGCGCTAGATGCCGACTTCGTGAACGCCTGGGTGGTCGCCACGCCGGAGGATGCGACGGAAGTCTCGATCGTCTTCGTGCTCGAGGCAACGCCAGCAGCACCTAGTTCGATCGCATCGGCGACCGCAGCCGAGCCGCTAGCCGCAGACTCTCTGGCACGGCGCATCGCTCGCTCGATCTCGTCGCCGTAGGCGATCACGCCGCCCTGCGGGAAACGAGTCTTTCCGGCATCTACGAGCCGCTGCATCTCCGAGCGCGTGTCGATGATCGCTGCGCGTGCCGCCTCGAGCGGGGCCAACTCGATCTCCGGGGCTTTCGGTGCCGGCATGGGACCGATGAACGGCATCGGCCCAATGAAGTCGCTCGCGTTCGGGAGGCTTGTCGCGACCTTGGCTGCGGAGAGCGTCGCCGCCTGACGAGCCAGAGCCGTGAGCCCCTCGACCATCTTCGGGAGTTGCTTCGTTCCGAGTTGCACGAAGTCGCGGAACTGGATCACGAAGGACGGATCGAGGCCGAGTTTCGAGAGAGACTGCGAGAGCGCGTCCACGCCGCCGTTCATCGCGCCGATGTCGCGCTTGCTCTTACTGACGAACGACGAGAGAGCGCCCGACCCGGCGGTTAGGCCGTCGGTGTTCACCTTGAAGTTCACGAAGAGGTCGCCGACGTTAGCCACTAGGTTTGTCTCCTCCGAGCGCCTTGAGCATAGCGATCCACTTCTCGGAGTCGTTAGCCTTCGTCGCAGCCTTCGGCAGCCAAGGCATGAACTCGGACACCTTCGCGCTGGTGCTCCCCTTGCTGCGGTGCGCGTTGACGTATAGCGCGGCGATCATCGCGAATCCGTAGTCGGTGCGGAAGGCACCGATCGGCTCGAGCGAGTCGTAGGCCATCCACTCGGAGAGCTCGCGCGCGCTCATCCGCTGCTCCAGTTCAGCGACCGTCATCCCCAGCGCGAGCGCCAGGCGGAAGATGAACCGACGGGTGGCGCGCTCTGTCAGTTTCCCGAGAGGGCTTCCACGTCCTTTGCGCCCATCCCCGAGAGCCGCTGCGCGACCTCGAAGAGCGGATCCACGACCTTCGCAGGCAGGCCGGCGACCTGCTCCACGTCGCCGTCGGCGAAGAGCCGCTTCCCGCTCGCGTCGCAGATGCAGCGCACGAGCAGACGCGCGCGGAGGTTGACGAAGTTCATCTCGCGGTTAGCGCCCTTGCCGACGAAGCACGCGGCCTCGAAGGCATCGCGCTCGCCGGCGGTCAGTCCGCGCACCGAGATAGGCTCGGCCACGCCTGGAATGGAAACAGCCTCCACCGGGATGGAGGCTGCGAGGGAAAGCACGAAGTCCTTGTTGGCGGTCATGGTGTGGCGCTCCTAGATGTGCGAGGCGAAGATCAGGTCGAGGACGTGAAGCCGCCCGTGACACGGATCGTAAGGTCGGCTTCGACTGCGCCATCGACTGCGGCAGAGACATTGAACGAAGTCACATAGCCGGCGAATGCCAACTCGAAGCCGCCCGTGCCCGTGTTCGGACCGAAGCGGATCTTGAAGTTGCGATAGTCGGCACCGTTGGCGTAGGTGTAAGGATTGAGCGCGCCGTTGTTGGAGGTCGTTCCGAGTTCGGCTGCCGCGTACGCGGGAGCGAAAAGCGAGATCGAGATCGTGCCGCTGTCCTTCGTGCCGCCGATGAAAGACTTCACCGTAGTCGAAAGAGCAGAAGTGTCGATCTCTGCGATCGAGATCCCATCGACGGAGATCGACTTGATCTCGCCGACGGCGGTGAATGTAGCGCCACCGGATCCGGTGGTCGTTGCATACGAGA